TAACTAGATCATCCTTGTCCAAAAGTGCAGCAGGAATAGCAGCAAAGATTTCATCTACAGCCTGCTCAACATTTGCAGTAGTCAAGGTAGTCAAGTTGGAAGTGTTTCCCTTTACAGGATCACCTGCACCACCGAAGCCTAGATCATTAATCATGCTCGCAAGTCCGTTGAACTTGTTTAGGTTAGCGTTTGCGCTTCCTGGGTCACCCTGCCAAATAGCAGTTTCCAAAGCAGCACCAATTCTTTCTACTTTTTGTGCAGAATATTCCTGTGCGTAAGCCATGTAGTCATAAGTAGAACCTTCACGCAAAGCCTTTTGAGTGTACTTTGCTTCGAAAGTTTTAGGGCATATTGATTCTTGAATCTTGATCTTTCCTACTGTCAAAGTTCTCTGTGTGATAGTAGTAGTTCCTGAAGAAGTAAAACCGCAAGTACCACCTGTTTGAAACACAGCATCAGTAGTCATGATGTTGATTGTTTCTGCTGATTTGATACCTACTTGTACATTACCGAATTGCTCGATAAGTGAAGCAGTCTTTGCTGAGAAGATAGCAGCAGAAGTTAGCTGCAATTCGTTCTCTTTTACATAGTTTGTTAGTGCTGATAAATCTAAGGCCATTTTATTTTTGTTTTAATTTTTGAAATGCATTTTGTAGGCTATTATACCTGTCATTTTTTTCTACTTTCAACTGCTTTGCAAATTGATTTGGTGCTGTGATAGGCTTATCACTTGGTTCTTTTGCAAGAGATTCAAGGACTACAGCAGACATTTTCACTGCTTCCTCTACATTACCTGCTTTCTCTTCCATTGCCTTCACCTTTGCTGTCAGTTCTTCTACCTTTTTTTCAAGGTCTCCCATAGCCTGCTCTACTTTGGCCATTGCTTCATCCTTCTTAGGTTCTTCAGCAGGTACTTCAGCAGCAGCCTCAATCTCAACTTCGATCTTAGCCTCTTCTTCTGCCTTCTTTACTTCTGCAATTTTACCCTCTTCAAGGACTACCACTACTTCACCTGATTCTAGTTGATGCTCTCCAACAGGTGCAGGGATCTGTGCCCCATCTTCACCAATCACAAAGATATCTCCTGCCTCAAGATCATAGGCCACCATAGTGCCATCTACTAGCTTACCTTCAACCAAAGCGAAGGCTGCCTTCTTTTCTGCTTCTGAGAACAGAAGTTGCTTAATCTGTACTAGTGCTTCTTTTGCGTTCATATAAGTAAATATTAAATTGTTTTCAATGTTCAATTTGTCCCAAAATTTTGAAGATCTGTGACATGATCTCTTCCTCCTGGGTGATCACCTTGTTTGTCTTCTCATATCTGAATAAACCCTCCACAGAAAAGCCTTTGAAAGTACCTGCCTTCACTTCATTCCATATCTTCTCATTATCTACTTTGAAAGATCCGAACCATGAACCATTTGAGATGTCTTCAAATCCCTTGGGAGGCATGATTCCCTTCTCTCGATCAATGATGAAAGATTCAAACATATAGACCCCATCTACAGGTGTAGAGTGTTCTACATTTACTTTACTTTGGTAGCCTTTCTTGAAGAATCTCTGTACTATCTTCTTGATCTCAGCAGCAGAAAATGAGACATAGTATTCCTCATCTTCATCCCTTCTGTAGATCGGTAGATCCGCAATCATCAAAGCACCTGTTACGATTCTTTGATCTTGATTCTCAATGCTAAATTTGTTGAATCCTACAGATCTAAAATCTGCTTGATTCATCTTAGATTCTGCCCACCGAAGCATAGGTTCACCACCCCAAAGAAGATAGGATATAGTGCCACAGGCTGCACTATCTTTAGGATTATAGTATTCAGCAGCCCTGCTAAGGTAGGAATAAGTTCTTTTTATGGTCTCTCTAGAAAGGTTCTCACCATTCATGATTTGAGTAGCACGAACTTTCCCTACCTGAGTAGCACATCTATTCCCTATTTCTTCATTCAAACGGATTCCCCGTTCTGCATTATCCTTTGCACTCTGTGGATAGTCATTGTATGAATCTTCAGCTAGTTCTTCTTTTTTGCTGTTATCAGCACCACACATATGACAGGTGTACGGATCTTTTCCACCTTCTTGATAGTCCCATGAATGCCCACACTTTTTACATACTATCACCTGTACCTCAGCAAAATTCTGTTCCCATATATTCGAACAAATAGCTACAGCCTGCTCTGATTCCTTACCTTCATTGATCACATACTCAATACATCTAGGCAAAAAATCTTCTTTGCTTTCACCTTGACTAGGTTCTACAAACTGCTGAGAAAAGGCTAGGAAGTTTTTCTGAATTGCAGGGTATTCTACTAGGGCTATGAAGTCTACTTCTTCTTCACCTTCAATAGTATCCCCTATCTTCATTTCATATAGTGGTAGTTTCTTATCCATATCTGTAAGTATTAAAATCCTGCCCTGCGTTCAATATCGGCTACTCTCTTCTGAGATCCTGTGACTTCACTCTCTACCACATAAGCCCTCAAAGGTTGGGTAGGTGTCATAGCAGCACCTAGTGCCGTGATCGGGCTTTCTCCAATTGTAGGAACTTGCTGAACACTAGCAGGAGCAGAAGCAGAAATAGAAGGAGCAGATGCTCCACCACCTCCTGGAACTTTTACTTTTGAAATTTCACGAACATTTTTTATACCTGTAGCCAAAGCAATAGCAGCAGCAATAGCAGCACGAATAGGTGAATCGGGAGTCAATTGCATTTGAGATACATAGGCTTTCTGCGCACCCACATAGGTATCAATAGTAGTAGCAGCTATAGCTGTAGCCTTTCCTGCTGCTGTATTTTTACCTGCTAAAGTTGAAACAGTATTCAGAAAGCCTGCGATTTGTGAAGCATTTGCTAGTTTAGCTTCCTTCTCTTTTTTATCTAATTCAATACGGGCATTTGTATTTGCTTCTGTTGCTGCATTGTATTTTTCTTGCGCATCTAGATCATCTTGATACTGCGCATCTATTAAAGCCTGTTTTTGCTCTAGCAAAGTTCTCTGCATTTCAAAATCATTTTCTGCCTTTTTCATTTCGGCATCTAGCTTCTCTATTTCTTTTAATGTGTTAGCTTCATCTATGGTAAATTGTAAGGCTTCAAGTTGCTGATTTTCCTGCTCCTTCAAAGTCAATATTAAAGCAGTTCTCTGATCTGCCGTCAACTTCTCATTAGCTAGTACTTCCTGCCTCTTGCTCTCAAAGTCTAGTAGGATCTGTGCCTTTGCTTTTTCATTTTCATCCTTGATCCCTGCTAGTCGGATCTCTGTCCTGATATCATTTAGCTTCTTTTGGAATTCCTGCTCCTTGGCATCTTCTTCATCTTGGTACTGCTTCTTGATCTGTGCAAGTCGGTTCTGCCGTGCCATCTCTAGGCTACCATCATCTTCTATACCTGCCTGTTTTAGCTTCTTTCTTTTCTCTTCGAATTCCTTTTCTACTGCTGCTTCCTCCTGCTGTCTTTGACCTAGCAATTCTAGTTTAGATTCCTCTAGGATTCCCTGCGCTTCAAGTTCTAGTGCTCTTCTTTTGTCTGCTTCAGCCTTTGCCTTCTCACCTGCTGCTTTGCTTTTTTCCGCTGCTGCTTTCTCCTGCTCTGATTGGAACTTCATGAAGGTGTAGGCTTCAGCAGTTCTTTCTGCATTTAGTTCCTTCTGCCTTTTCTGTTCTTCATCTGTTAGCTTTCCCTTCACTTTGGCACTTTCTTCTAGAAGTGCCATTTCATTGTCAATCTGTTTAGCCCTTAGTTGGTAGATCTCTGCCTCCTTACCACCTTGTGCAGATAGGACTTTGATCCTATTGTTTATGTCATCATTCAACTTTTCATTTGACTTGCTTAGGGCTTCTAGATTTCGCTCTGCCTCATTTGTCAAGCCTATGAAGTCCGTGAATCCCGTGATCAGTCCACCAATGAATTTGCCTATCTCCTCAAAAACAGGGAATAGCTTCATCATGACTTCCTTCACCTTGTCAAAGTTGGCTATCAATAGACCTAGTGCAGCTACCAAAGCACCTACACCTGTGGCTATGATTGCCTTTGAGAATCCTTTCGTTCCTTTGGTTAGTCCATCAGTAGCAGTAGTAGCACCTTTGGCTGAAGTAGTCAATCCTTTGAAGGATAGCTTCAATTGTTCGGTGACCTTTCCTACATCTTTTAGCTGAGATAGTCCCTGAGATAAAGCCATAGCACCCTGTACTTTTAGGAGTGCCTTTTCTACTTCCTCTGATTCCCCACCGAATAAAGCCATAGCACCCTGCACCGCTGCTATACCTCCTGCTGCTGTGGAGGCTGCCGTAGTTAGTGCCTGAAATCTTTTCCCTGGATCGAATAGCTGAGAAGCCTCATTCGCATCTTCAATAGAATCACGGATAGTAGCTACCTTCTTTGCAGCATTGACAGCCTCTGTGGAAAATTCCCCATACCTCTGCCGTGCAAGTTGTAGTTCCTGAGTCGCTTCCCTAAGTTGTTTCTTGAGGGGCTTGACATCTGCATCGAGTATGATCTTATTTTCTTCAGCCATTGGTGTAGGTTTTTAAAGGTTAGGGGAATCGTTTTGATTCCCCATTTGTTACTCTGTTTCTGCTTCCTTCGGGTTCTGCTCCTGAACCTGTTGGGCTAGGAATTGGATGAAGGACATCCCGTACTTGGTAGGCAACTCTTGTGCCCATGCCTCAAGCATTTTGATTTGGTCTTCTGTTAGGGTAATTTTCATTTGATTTGGTTTTTAAGTGAATCGATTTCTGTTTTAAGTTCTTGAATTGCCTTGACCATTGTCACAATTATAGCGTTATAATTTAAGCCGATAAAATCATCATTTTCTTCATAGGCAATAG